TTCCGGGCTGGGCGCCGGCTTTTCTGGCCGCCATGCAGCGGCCGCAGAAGCCGACGATGAAATCGGCTTACGAGATGATGGAAAAGCAGCTCAAGGCCGATGGCTGGCGGCTGCACCTGGGGCGCGGTGCGATCAAGGCCCGGGAATACCCGGATTATTCCAGTGTCACCAAGTGGTACAAGGGCAAATACAGCAAGCTGGACGCCAAGAAGGGCCGGAACACGGGCAGCGCGCTGAACCCCTTCAAGTTTCACCATGTGCGCTCAAACGAGGGCATGGAGCCCTTGCAGGAAGTGCATTCCGACGGCTGGTCGACCAAGTTTTACGCGCCCCACCCGACCTCGGGCAAATGGGTCACCGGCGAAGTCTGGCATAGCCACTGCGTCGCCACGCGCAAGGCTTATGTGCACGAGCGCAGCATCGGCTTGAGCGAATCGACAACGGTCATTCTCGGCAGCCTGTATGCGGTGGCCGTTGAAGACGGCGAGCCGTTGTTCTGGCAGACGGACAACACCGGCGCGGTGAAGAACGACCGCGTTGAATTCGACCCGGCTGCCTCGCTGGCGGCGCGGCGCGGCATCACTATCGTGCATAACATTCCCGGCAACAGCCAGGCGAACGGCATCGCCGAGAGCTTTAACCGCTACCTTGAAGAGCGGGCCAAGGAACTGGCCACCTACAAGGGCGCCGGGCAGGACAGTAAGACGCAGATTCGCATTCACAAGGTCACCAACCGGCTGACCAAGGCCGCCAATGCTGCCGATGGCGCCGAGTTTGACCGGCTGCGGCGCGAAGCCGAAAAAGTGGGCTGCGGCGTGGTTTTTTCCTGCTGGCAGGATGCTGTGGATTGGGTCAAGCGGGTGGTTGCCGAATTCAATGACCTGCCCCACCGCACGCTGCCGACGGTCGTCGATGCTGAGACCGGAAAACGCCGGCACATGACGCCGAACGAGCGGCTGGCTGAGTTCGTTGCCAGCGGCTGGAAGCGCAAGCCGCTATCTGGCGAAGAGCTGCTCGACGCCTTCCGGGTGCACGAAGTCAAGCGCGTGACGCGCGGCTGCGTGCAGATCATGGGGCAGCGCTACCACCACGCCGACCTTGACCACCATAACGGCGAGGATGTGCTGGTGGCCTACGACATCGAGGACGGCAGCCAGGTCTATATCAAGAACATGGCCGGCGTACCGATGTACGTCGCCGAATTTTACGAATCGCGCGGCTACCGGATGCAGAGCTTTGTCGAGATCGCGCTCAACAAGCGCGTCGATGCGCAGATCGGCCGGCTTGACATCAAGAAGGCTGCCATTGAGGCGCAGCGGCCGGGGGCGGTCTTCGACATGCCGATTTCTGGCCCCTATATTGAGTCGACCGCGCTGCGCATCGACGTGCCGGCGCCCGCCGCCAGCGCGCAGGTGCTGGAAACGCCGCCGGACATGGAGATCGCCCGCAACCGGCGTATCAATCAAATGGAAGACCCCGCCCTGGTGCGCCATCTGGCCGCCCACCGGGCCGACATCAATGCGCCGCGCGCGCGCTACCTGCTGGAACAAGCCGACAAGATCGCGCCACTGGCGCGGCTGATCGACGACATCGGCTTGTGGGGCGCGCTGGATGCAGCGGCGGCTGGGGATGCAGGGGATTTTGAGAAGCGGGCAGTCGCCAGCGTCAACTGACGGCCGCCCTTTTACAGCAACGAAGCACGCAACCTCGTAACCAGGGAGTTTACATGAAAGACCTGTTTGTCAAAACCAGCAACTACGTCGCCTTTGAGGCCGGCATCAACAAGGCCTTGTCGCGCGGGGCGCTGGAGGCCACCAATGTACTGGTCTTCGGCCCGCCGGGCACCGGCAAGACCGAGAACATCGACTACTGGGCAGTGCAGAACGATGCCATTCATCTGCGCGCCAATGAAGGCTGGACGCCGCGCCAGTTTATGAAAGAGCTGGCGACCAAGGCCGGGATCGACAGCACCGGCAGCGCGCATGCGCTGTTTGAGCGGCTGCTCTCCTACATGGTCGGCACCGGCACGCCGCTGGTGATCGATGAGGTGAATTTCTGCCTGGCTGACAACGCCGCCGTGATGGAGAAGATCCGCGATTTCAGCGACCGCACCGAAACGCTGGTGGTCTATGCCGGCGACGAGCGGGTGATCCCCAAGATCGGCCGCCATGCGCAGATCGCTAGCCGCTTTGCCGCTGTCGTCGAATTCAAGATGGCCACGCTGGCCGATGTGCGCCAGTTGTGCGACGAGCTGGCGGAAGTGCAGATCGCCGATGACCTGGTGGGCTACCTACACCACCAGAGCGGCGGCCGCGTGCGTAACGTGATCGACGGCATCGCGGTGGCCGAACGCATCGGAAAAAAGACCAGCGGCCGCGTGGCGCTGGCCGACTGCGAGGGCATGGAGATGATGTTTGACTGGCAGACGCGGCGTAGCGCGGTCGTCAAGCCAATGCGGAAAGGGGCTTGATCGTGCCCAACAAACCCGGCCCCAAGCGCCCGCACGGCCTGCCGCATGTGATCCAGGGCACGCTGCGCCAGAAGGCCTGGCGCGCGATGCAGATCAAGCGGAAATTCACGTTGGCCGACCTGGTGCGCAACGCCCTTGCCGAAGAAGACGCAGCGCGCGACCCGCACAACAACCTGCGCCGCTACGTGAAGGCGCTGACGAAAGTCGGCGTGCTGCACGAAATGCCGCGCCGCGCCGCGCCTGCGTCGCCCACCAGCAATGGTGAAAAGCGCTGGCTGCTGGTGCGCGATCTGGGCCGGCTGGCCCCGGTGGCGCGCATGAACGGCGGCGTCTATGACCCGAACAGCGAAAAGACGCTGGTCGAGATCGTTGGCGGAGCGGAGGCCAGCCATGCCGAATAACGCTCGCGAGATCGTGCTCGGCCTGCTGGACGGCGGCATGACCAAAGCCGCCATTGCCAAGGAAATCGGCTATGACCGGACATCCGTCAGCCGCTGGATCAACGAACCCGGCTACAACGGCGCCCATGTCGAAGCCGCCGTACTGGCGCGCTTCAACCGCTTCGTCTGCCCGCATTTGCAGGCCGAAATCACCCCGAAAGACTGCGCCGGCTTCGCCCTGCGCCGCTGCCCGACCAGCAACGCACGGGAAGTGCGCCACTGGAAAACCTGCCAAACCTGCCCGCACAAACCCGAACAAGGAGGTTCAAAATGAACACCCAGGCCCTGTCTCACACCCACACCCACTGGCGCGCCGGGGAAGCGACCCGGGCCGCTGCGCTGGCCGAATTCGACCAGCGTTTCGACAACCTCAAAGCCTGCGTGCGCTGGCTGATCGGCCAGGGCGTCAACGTCGTCAATGCCGACCTGCGCCGCCACAACCCCAAGCCGCGCGTCATCGTCACCGGCAGCCCGCTGCTGCACATCCTGTTCAAGGACGATTGCGCCAGCGCCGGCCAGCACTGGGACGTTCTGCTTGGCCGCACGGTGCATGACTGGGTAGCCGTGCGCTTCGAGTGTGAAATCCGCTGGGAAGAGGCCGCCCAATGATGCTCTTCCGCCTACCGCGCCCGGCCATCCTCCCCCGCCTCCGCAACCGTCTGCGCCGCCTGCGCGCCTTCGCCGATCGGGTGTCGCACGCCCATGACCTCTGGGCACGCCGGGGTTTCTCCTGGAAGCGTGCCTGGGAAATCGCGGGGACGTGGCAGTGAAAAAGACCACCTCAGCCGGCGATGCCGCCCGCGCCACCACCCTGCAAGCCCTGCGCGCCGGGCCGCTGACCAGCATGGAAATGACCGAGCGCTGGCCGTTTGGCACCCTCTACGCCGCCGAGATGAGGCGCGTCGGGCTGGTTGAGCAAGTTGAAGACGAATGGCGCATCACCCCCGCAGGCCGCGCCGCCTGCCCGTTCCGTAACCCACAAGCCGCCACGGCGGCAGCACCGGAGATATTCACCATGCCCAAAGGCGAAGCCCGCCTCACCCACCAGCAAGTACTGGCCGCCATCCGCGCAGCCGGCCCCGACGGCCTTGGCCGCGCCGAACTGGTTGCCGAATTTTCCCACCTCGCCAGCGAACAGTCCGTCGATATGCACCTGGTCGCCCTCGGCCGCGCCCAGCCGGCGGTCGTTTTCAAGCCCATGCGCGGGCAGTTTGTCGCCATCGAGCACCGGGGCGCCGATGCGGAAATCGGGCAAAAAACGGCGTCGACCGCAACTGACGACTGGGAGCCCGAGTCGCTGGCGACCGATCCGCCAGGCGCTGTCGATGTTCATGGCGTCTCGCTGGCCGTCGAACACCACGAAGCCGTCGGTCTGCCGACCCCCAGTTTGGCCGCCCAAATGGCGCAGATCGGCGGCGCATTGCCGGCCATCGTCGAAGACATTCGGCTCAACGACCCCGACACCGTCGAGTTCGCCATCTACAGCTCCGGCGGCCTGGATATTTTTAGCGAAGACTGCGCGATTACGCTTGACCGGCCGGTTCTGGCCAAGCTGCGCGGCTTCCTCGGCCTCTTCCAGGAGGCCATCTGATGCCCGGCAACCATAACGCCTTTCGCACCCGCCAGCCGCGCCAGAACGGCCTGGTTCCCGGCGGGCTGGAACATCGCATCCTGATCGCCCTGCGCGCGCCGCCGGGGCTGACCAGCGACCAGCTCTACGCCCGATTTGAAGGCCACCCCTCCGGCGCGCTCTCCCGCCTGCGCGCCGCCGGGCTGGTCGATACCCCCGGCGCCGGCAAAAAGGGCGAACTCGTCAGCCTGACCGACGCCGGCCGCCGCATTGTCGACCCCGCCGGCCCGCTCGCCCGAGCCAAAACCCTCATCAACTACTGCCACCTCTGAAAGGATGACCATGGCCAAGACCAAAACCCGCATCAAGTCCGCCGCTGCCGGCGTCGACGTGCCGCAGAGCCGCGACGCGGCCAGCGCCGCCATTGCCGCCATCGGCATCGCCAGCCGCGAGCTGCAGCGCATCAATGCCAACATGAACGACGCACTGGCGGCCTGCAAGGAAGCCTTCGAGATCGATGCCGAGCCCTTCCGCCGCAAGATCGAGGAACTCACCACCGGTCTGCAGACCTTTGCCGAAGCCAACCGCATGGCGCTGACCGGCAACTATAAATACAAGACCGTCGCCTTCCCGGCCGGCGAGATCGCCTGGCGCATGAACCCACCCAGCGTGCGCCTGACCGACACCGAAGAAGCCGTGATCGCCGCCTGCGAAACCGCCGGCCTCAAGGAATTCGTCCGCTATACCCCGACCCTTAACCGCGACGCGATCAAGGCCAATCCGGAAGAGGCCAAGCACGTGCCGGGCATCCGCATCGGCCAGAGCGAAGCCTTCGTGGTCGTGCCGTTCGAGACTGAGCTGACGGAGGTGGCGTGATGCCTGAGCGCACAACCGCCCAAAAGGCCGTCGCCCACGTCCTGCACCGCATGCTCCGCGACGGACGCCTGGCCTACCTGCTGGGCGAAGGATCGGAAGCCTACGAACTGCTGACCCAGGCGCACGCCGAAACCCTTGGCGAAGACGTTGCCGAGTTCCGGAAGACGTTCGGCGCGGCGCTGCGTTACGAAGAGGTGGCCCGATGAAAGCCGACCTCAACGGCACCTGGACGGAGCAAGTCCGCGCCCGCATGGGCTGGAAGTCACCAGTCCAGGTCGGCATCGCTGGCGGCGACAAAGAATGCGTCGGCTGCAAGCACCACTGGCGCAAGGAATCGCCGGGCCGGGACGGCGGGGCCAGCGGCAATTATTCGTCTTACTGCGGTCACCCGCACGCGGCCGGCGAAAGAGGCCATGCCACCCGCCAGGGCGCCTGCTGCGACTACTGGGAGAAAAAGCTGTGACCCCGCTCCCGCCCGAAGAAACCCGCTGCCTCGCCCACGGCCAGCCTGCCGGCGGCAAAGGCCTGTCGTTTTGGTGCGACCGTCGCGACGAATGCGCCCGCCACGTCTCGATCCGCACCGATCCCTACGACGGCACGCGCGTTGTCAATCCCCGGCTCTGCGTCGATGGCGCAGATCTGTTTATCCCGCTCAACAAGGAGGTGTCGTGATGTGGTTCAAGAATCTCCAGATTTACCGCTTGCCGTCGCCCTGGGCGATGACCGCCGAGCAGCTCGCCGAGCAGCTGGCGCGCGGCCCTTTCGTGCCGACCCTCGGCACCGAGGCGCAGTCCCGGGGCTGGGTGGCGCCGCGTGGCGATGGCGCGCTCGTTCATGCCGCCAACGGCCACTGGCTGCTGCGCCTGCAGATCGAAAATCGCCTGCTGCCGGCCTCGGTGGTCAATGCCGAAGTCCGCAAGCGCGTCGATGCGCTCACCGAGTTGCAGGGCTTTGGCCCGGGCCGCAAGCAACTGAGGGAGCTGCGCGAGCGTGTTGTCGAAGAACTGCTGCCGCGCTCGCATCCGGTACCGGCCGGCCTGTACGTCTGGATCGATCCGCATGCCGGCTGGTTCATCGTCGATGCCGCTACACCGGCCAAGGCCGAGATGGTCATCGAGCACCTGCGCCGTTGCCTGGACGAATTCCCGCTGACGCTGCTGCACACCCAGGATTCGCCTTCGTACCAGATGGCCGACTGGCTGGCCAGTGGCTACGCACCAGCGGGCTTCACCATCGACCGCGACTGCGCGCTCAAGGGCTGCAGCGAGGACAAGCCCACCGTCGCCTACCAGCACTGCACGCTCGAAGGCGACGAGATCAAGGCGCACCTGGCCAGCGGCAAGCTGCCCGTCAAGCTGGCGATGACCTGGGATGACCGCGTTTCTTTCGTCCTCACCGAAAAGCTGACCATCAAGCGCCTGGCCTTTCTCGATCTCTTGAAGGAAGAAGCCGCACAGAACGCCGAAACCGTCGCCGACCAGTTCGACGCCGACTTCGCGCTGATGACCGGCGAACTGTCGCGCTTCTTGCCGGCGCTGATAGGGGCGCTAGGCGGGGAGATGAACGACTAATGAACTCGATACCCCAGCGGCCCGTGGGGCACATAACGGCCGCAGTGGGCGGGGAGAAATCAAAGGCACTCCAACCCGTTCCTTTCCCGGAAAACAGCGCCCTGAGCCCACAACACTTTTCAACCACTGCCCAGGAGGCAAAACCATGAATCAATCCGAACTCATCCTCAAGACCGCGCAGGTTTCCGGCGTCAGCAAGAAAGACGTTGAGGCCGTTCTCAAGACCGCCGGGGATGTCATCGCCGCCGCGCTGGTCGAAGAATCCGAAGCCGTACTGCCGGGCCTCGGCAAGCTGGTCACCCAGCAGAAGGACGCCCGCGAAGCGCGCAATCCGAAAACCGGCAAGAGCATCCCCGTCCCCGCCCATAAAGCCGTCAAGTTCCGCCCGGCCAAGGGGCTGAAAGACGCCGTCAACGCCTAAACCCTCACCTCAAGCCCGCGTTAATCGCGGGCTTCGGGAGACGGTTTTAACGGAGATCGACATGGAATGGATTGACGCCAACAGCAAGCTTCCGGACGACGGTGAAACGGTGCTGCTATACATGCCTGATGCAGATGGCGAGCCGGTTTGGCCCGGTTACTTTGACTACTACGGCGCTGCGCAATGGATGCTCGCTGACGGCATGCCTGCTGGGCATGTCACGTGCTGGCGGGCGATGCCTCAAGGGCCAGCGGCGTTGGAACAAAGTGTCGAGCTCAAAGCGGCCCTGCGCGCGCTGGCAGAGGCTCAGCGGGCGGCTGACTTTAACTTCGAGCAGTACCAGGATGCGGGCGCTGAGCTGAACAAGCTAGCCGAGCAGCATGACGATTTAGCCAAGGTTCTGGAAAACTGCCGCCTCTTGGCCGCACAGAATCGTAATACCGAGTGGGGAAAAACGATTCTGAGATTTTGCGCAGACGTCGGTTTGACCGGTTCGGTTTTGCGAGAAGGCGGCGCCGCATGACCCTCGCCCTGATCTGGGAAATCACCGAAGCCGTGATCCTCGTCGGCGTGCTGGTCGCGCTCAGCGTCGCCGCCGCATCGGAAAAAATCGACCTCACAGACCGGAGCGAAGACCAATGACCCCCGCCCAAAAACGCGCCCTGTTCCCCCTGCGCGCCCCGCGCTGGCAGACGCAGGCCTTCTGGCCGATCCACGCCCTGGCTGCTGCGGTCGACGGCTATTTCGAGGCGTTTTTCGCCATCATCCCCAGGGGTAAACGGTGAGTTCCATCGGTCTGCGCAAGGCCGCGCGCATCAAGGCCATCCACGCTGCCTGCCGCTCGGCCGGCATCGAGAGCGACGAACGCCACCGCCTGCAGAAGTCGCTGACCGGCAAGGAAAGCCTGAACGACATGTCCTACGCCGAGGTCAATACGGTGCTCGACCACCTGAATCGCGGCGCCGGCTACGCCGGCCATGCCGGCAAGCCCAAGGGCATCGACGTGGATCCGCAGCTGCAGAAGATCGAGGCGCTGCTGGCCGACATGAAGCTGCCCTGGGCCTACATCCACAAAAGCAAGGCCGGGCCGACGATGGTCAAGCGCCTGACCGGCAAGGATCGCATCGAGTGGGCCGACGCCGCCGGCAAGCAGGCCGTCATCACCGCGCTGATCAAGCGCCAGCAGAAAGTCGGCGGCTGAGATGCCCCCCGAGCTGCTCGCCGAACTCTCCCGTTTGCCGCTGTTCCCGCGCAGCGCGCGGGATCTGATTCGCGTCGCCGGGATGGAAGGCGCGGCGCAGCTCATCACCGCCTGGCCGGGCCAGCAGTTTCCGGTACCGGCGGTGATCGGTGGCGGCAACCCGGCCGGCGCCCGGCGCTGGGGGCAGCTGGTCGAGATCGTCGGCGAGCCGGTGGCCACGCGCATCGTCAAATGGGCGCCCGGCGCCGATCTCTATATCCCGTCGCTCAAGGAGGTGGTCTGGTCGCGCACCCAGGACCAGATCCGCGCCGAGTTCGACCGCCTGACCACCACCGGCGGCTACAGCGTGCGCGAGGCGACTTTCGAGCTCGGCCTGAAATACGGCTGCAGCCGCACCGCCATCGAAAACGCGCTCGCCAAACCGGACAACGTGCTGGGCGAGGCAGCGGCGGAGATGCCGGCGCAGGGGGCGTTGTTTTAAAAATGAACCGGGCGTATATTCCGCCGTGCCAGCAAACCACTGGCAACGGGTTTGACAGCCCGGTTCAGAGGCGCATAGGCGCCGCAGTTCCGTTTTCCGGACGCGGCTTTTTTGTGCGCAGCGCTTTGGCGTGTCCTTCCATGGGCGGCCCGAGCGGGGAGACCTTCGGGTCTGCCGGCCCTCTGACCGGTCTGTCAACCCCGTTCGGTGCCGCTCACCCTTTTGACAGGGGGTTAGCGGCTCATCAACCGCTATCAGAGGAGGCTTCCATGCCCAAACCACTCCCGCTTCCCGCGCTATATCAGCGCGCCTACGACGTTGCCGGCATCGTCAGCGACTGCCGCCACATCGCCTCGACCCTGCAAGAGGTTGTTCACGACAGCCTCCACGGCATCAGCGTCGACGACCTCGGCCGCCTCGGCGGCCTCGCCTCGGCCGTCGCACGCTTGATGCAAAGCGCCGAAGAAGCCGCCGATGCGGTGGCGTCCGATCTGCACGACCTTCACATTTCCCTCACCCAAGGAGCCTGACCATGAATATCATCACAAGTCAATTTATCGGTATGCCCGTTCAGGTCATCAATGAGGGGGGGCATAAATGGCTGACGGCCGAGGAGGCTGGTCGCTGCCTTGGCTATGACAAACACCCTCGCCAGGGGATTATCAATCTGTACAACCGCCACGCAGACGAGTTTTTGGACGACGATTCACGCGAAATCAAATTGGTTTCGCGTGACGGCAAGCCACGCCAGACGCGCATCTTCTCCAATACCGGCTGCATCAAGCTCGGTTTCTTCGCCAACACGCCGCGCGCCAAAGACTTCCGGTCGTGGGCTTCGCACGAGTTGGCCGGGCGCGGTATTCATGCGCCAGTCGCCGACTCTGCTGTTTCGCAACTGGCGCTGGCCCGCGAGATGGGCGGTCTGCGTGACGACATGCGCGCCCTGCAAGCCGATCTGGTCGGCGTGCTCAAGAGCCATGTCAGAACCAGCGAGCGTTGTAGTCGGTTGCAAGCTCAGGTGACGCGACTCAAACAGCGCGAAGCCTTACGGGCCCGCAACGACATGATTGCCGATATGGAAGAGGCGGGCCGCCCGCGCGATGAAATCGCCCATCTGGCCGGTATCTCCCTCGGCACGCTGCGCAAAGCCATTTACGATCTGCGCAAGGCGGGACGCATCAAATCCAACTCACAACAAAGGAGCCTGCTATGAACATTGCAAAGCAAAAATTCAAGACGATCGCCACTCAGACCGTCGGCGCCATTGAAAGCGTCATGCCGATCATGGTCGATTACATCGACGACGAGCAAGGCGTCGCCGTCTCCATGCATCGCGACTTCGACGAAGAGGGGCCGGAGGGCGAGCATTTTCATGTGATGCTTACCCCGGAAAATGCCGCCCGGTTGGGCAAAATTCTGATTGCGGCAGCCCGCGGCAAGGTCGCGAAAGGATAGATTCCCGCCCGCCACCACCCCACCAGCCCCGCCCCGAGCGGGGCTTTTTATTGCCGGGCGTCCAAGGCCTTTCCCCTGACCGCCTCTCGCGCGCCCGCGTAGCCTGCCGGGTATGCCCTGCCGAACCTGCCAGCACTTCGTTTCTTCCGAAAAAGCCGCTCAGCGCGCCGTGCTGGCTGGCTTCGGCTATTGCAATGCCGCCCCCAGCCCCGAGCTGCGCGCCCGTTTTTTTCGTGACGACAGCGAGTGCTGGCTAACCCCGACCCGTTATCAGGAGCGCCGCCCATGAAGATCACCGCTGCCGGCTGGTTCTGGCTGGCTTACCTCGCCGGCATGGGCTTCGTGGTCGCCGAGCTGCTCAAGTGGGCGCTGGCGTGACCAGTCGCTACGCTTCCCGCAAATTCATCCTGGCGCTGCTGGCGCTGGCCAGCGCGACCTGGCTGGTTTCCAGCGGCGCCATCACGCCGGGCGTCTATCAATACGTCGTGCTCGGCACTGTCGGCGCCTACATCACCGGCAACGTCAGCCAGAAGTGGGTTGAAAAGCTGGCGGAAAAGAAATCCGAGGCGACCCCGTGAGGGAGCGCATCGCCGCTGGCGTGCTGGTCTTGTCGGCGCTTGGCTTTGTCGGCATCGTCAGCCAGGAGGGTTACACCACCGTCGCCATCCGCCCGGTGCCGAACGACCCGCCGACCAACGGCTTCGGCAGCACCACCGGCGACGCGGGCGAGCCGCTCAAGCTGGGCGACAAGACCGACCCGGTGCGCGCCGCGCGCCGCGCCGTGCGCGATCTGCGCCTCAAGGAACGCGCCTTCAAGGCCTGCCTGGGCGAAAACGTGCCGCTGCACCAGTACGAATACGACGCCTATGCCGACCTGGTCTATAACGTCGGGCCGGGCAACGTCTGCAGGTCGTCGATCATCCCCAAGCTGCAGGCCGGGCGCTATGAGGCCGCCTGCATCACCATCCTCGATTTCTACAAGGTGCAGGGCCGCGATTGCCGCGCGCCTGAGTGGCAGCATTTCTGCGGCGGTGTCTGGACGCGCCGGCAGGAAGTGACGCACCTCTGCCTGACCGGCGAATACCCTGCGAAATGGACGGCCAAATGAACCCGGACACGATCAAAACCGTCATCGTCGCCGTCTTCGCCGTGCTCATCTTCGCCGCCGGCTGGGCGGTGGAAGGCTGGCGCAAGGATGCGGAGATTGACCGCATCGAGCGCGCCCACGCCGAGCAGCGTGCGCGCGATGCCGAGGTTGCCGCCGAAGAAATCACCGCCGCGACCAAGCGTGGCAACGAACTGGCGGCGCGCGCTGCCGCTGCCGAAGCCACCCGCGACACCGCCCTGGAGGAAACCCGCAATGCGCTGCGTAAAGTCACTACTGGCAAGCCTTGTCTGTCTGGCGCTGCTGTGCGCCTGCTCAACGAATCCGGTGGCCTCAAGGCCGCCGCTGCAGCAGTGCCATCCGGCGAGCCTGCACGCGAAGATGCCGCCGCTGCCACCGATACCGACGTCGCCCAGTGGGCCGCCTTCGCCATTCGCAGCTACGACACCTGTCGCGGTCGACTCGACGCGATAGCGGATTTTTACAAGGATGCTGAACAGTGAGTTTTGAAAAGATCACCCTGGCCGGCGGGCGCGCCGTGCTGTATCGCGGCGACAGCCTGGCGTTGCTGGCGGCCGGGCTGCTGAAATACGACGCCATTGTCAGCGATCCGCCGTATGGGATCGGGTTTCAGCATAGCGGGGGCGGAAATGGCTTGCGCCTGAAGTCCGGCGAGAAAGTGCCCCGCGATACACGCAAGATCATTGGCGACGACGCGCCCTTTGACCCGTCGCCCTGGGTCGGGCATGCCGGCGACAAGCCCATCGTGCTGTTCGGCGCTGACCATTTCAAAACCCGCCTGCCGGAAGGCGGCTGCTTCATCGCCTGGGACAAGAGTGTCGGGGGGGGGGGCGCCAACCTCTTTTCGGATGCCGAGTTCGCCTGGACGAACCGGCGCAACGCGCGCTGCATCTACCGTCAATTTTGGATGGGCGCCATCAGGGCTGGGGAAGGCAGCAGCGCCAAGCAAAAACGCATGCATGTCTCGCAGAAGCCGGTGGAGCTTATGGCCTGGTGCATCGAGCACGCGCGGATCATGGTCGGCAAGACCGTCCTCGACCCTTATATGGGCAGCGGATCGACCGGCATCGCCTGCCTGCAAACAGGCCGCAGGTTCATCGGCGTGGAGATCGACTCCGGCCATTTCGACGTAGCGCGTCAGCGCATCGAGGATTGGTGGGCGAAAAACGGTGCCCCGAGTGACTGACCAATTCGACCGCGCCACCGAGATAGAGGAAATGCAGCGCGAGGACGCCCTGCAGGCGCAGGCGCGCCGGGCGGGGCTTGACGGAAAGACCGCCGCCGACAGCGCCGAATTCTGCCAGATGTGCGACGAGCCGATCCCCGAGCTACGGCGCCAGGCGGTGCCCGGCGTGCAGACCTGTATCGACTGCCAGCGCGATATCGAGCGGCAGGGCTTTGTGGATTGGGGGATGGCGGAATGATGGGCATTGAATTTCGCGACATCCTGCTGGCGCTGGCCTTGCTCGGGCAAATTGCCAATGCAGCCTGGCTCTACATCGAGCGTCGAAACGACAAGACCAACCAGCGTATTTCAGACCAGGCGGAGCGTATGGACGAAATCGAGAAAAACCTGTCCGGCCTGATCGCTACCTCCAAGGGCGCGCCGACGCACCACGACCTGGCCAACGTCTATCACGCCCAGAACCGCACCGACGAAAAGCTGAACCAGCTGATCGGCGAAACGCGCAGCCAGAGCGATCTGCTGCGCTTGATCATGGCCCAGATCACCAAGAAAGGCATGGAATGAACCGCGAACGCGAACCCGCCCGGCGCAAGGCGCTGCTGGCGACGCTGTATTTCTGGACGCTGGCCACGCCGCTCAAGCTGCGCGAAGAGCTGGAGAGCGTGCATGGCATTGTCTCCAGCCTCGACCTGATCCGCGCCGACCTCGACTGGCTGGCCGAATTGGGCCTGATCCGCTGGAACGGCGAAGCCGCCCAGTGCAGCGAACGCGGCCGCGATGTCGCCGCGCTGCGGGCGAAGTTTCCGGGAGAGGCGTGATGCTCGGTCCGTTCGTCTTTCTCGGCTTGTTTTTCGTCGCGGTGGCGCTGTACTTCGGCCTGCTGGAGGTGGCCACGGCCATCACCAAACTGCGCATGTCGCAGGTCGACGTGCGCCTCCCAGACCCGATCAATGTTGAGTACCGCTAATGGCCCATCCTCCTGAAAAACGCATGGAACTGCGCACCGCCTACATCGGTGGCCTGCCGCTGGAAGCTGCAGCCGACAAGGCCGGCGTGCCGTATGCCACGGCCCGCAACTGGTTCCGTGCCGCACGGGAAGAAGGCGACGACTGGGACAAGTTCCGCGCTGCATCGCTGATCGTCGCCGGTGGCGGCATCGAGCAGGCCATGGGGCGCATCATCGCTGCCGGGCTGATGCGCTGTGAGGCGCTACTGGAGAAGATCGCTGACAGCGAAGACGTGGCTGGTGCCCTGCAGGCCATGGCCACGCTGGGCGACACCGTTGCCAAGCTCAAAGCCGCCGGCAAGGGCATGATGCCCGAGGCTGACCAGCTCGCCATCGAAAATGGCGCGATCAAGGCATTCGCCGATCTGGCGATCAAGCTGCACCCGAAGACGGCCGACCAGGTGCTGGCCACCGTCGAGGCCTGGGCCAATGGCCAGCGTTAAAAAACTCTCCGCCAAGGAAGCCAGTAACGACCTGGCCGCCTATGCCGCGCAACTTCGCCAGCGCATCGAGGCGGAGGTTTCCGGCTTTTCGCCCGACCCGGTCGAGCGCGCCAGGCGCATCGCCCGCGCGCACGACGATTTCGATTTCTTCGTCAACACCTACTTCCCGCATTACATTCGCAGCCCGCACAAATCCGAGCTGCACAAGTACCTGTTCGCCCGCCTGCCGGAGATCGTCAGTAGCGAAAAGAGCGAAACCGATGCGATCGCGGCGCCGCGTGGTGAGGCCAAGTCGACGCTGGTCTCGCAGCTGTTCGTGCTGTGGTGCCTGGTCACCGGCCGCAAGCGTTACCCGGTCATCGTCATGGACAGCATCGATCAGGCCTACCCGATGCTGGAGGCCATCAAGGCGGAGCTGGAATTCAATCCGCGCCTGCAGATGGATTTCCCCGAGGCTTGTGGCCAGGGGCGCGTCTGGCAGGCCGGCACCATCGTCACCCGAAACGACGCCAAGGTGCAGGTCGCCGGTTCGGGCAAGAAGCTGCGTGGCCTGCGCCATGGCCCCTATCGGCCAGACTTGTGCGTGCTCGACGACATTGAGAACGATGAGCAGGTGCGCAACCCGGATCAGCGCGACAAGCTGCAGAGCTGGCTATCGAAGACCGTGCTGCCCCTGGGCGGCGCCGGGGCCAAGTACGACGTGGTCTATATCGGCACCATTCTGCACTACGACTCGGTCTTGAACCGAACGCTGGCCAACAAGCTGTGGCGCTCGGCCAAATTCAAGGCGCTGCTCAAATGGCCGGACCACATGGCATTTTGGGAGCGCTGGGAAGAACTGCTGCGCAATGACGGCGAGGCGGTTGCCGACGCTTTCTACACTGCGCACCGCGCCGAGATGGACGCCGGCAGCGTCTGCTCCTGGGCGGCCCGCCCGCTGCTGACGCTGATGAAGATCCGCGCTCGAGACGGGCACGACACGTTCGACAGCGAATATCAGAACGATCCGGTGGCCGGCGATAACGCGCCGTTCGCCAAGGTCATCAGCTTCTGGGTAAATCGTCTGTCGAACTGGCTGTTCTTTGGCGCCATCGATCCTTCGCTGGGCAAGCAGGGCGCCAGCCGTGATCCGTCGGCGCTCCTGGTCGGCGGGCTCAACCGCGAAACCTGCATCCTGGATGTGGTCGAGGCGGCGATCAAGAAGCGCTTGCCCGATCGCATCATCGAAGACGCGATCGCCTTCCAGCGCCAGTATCGCTGCCTGCTGTGGTCGGTCGAAACCGTGCAGTTTCAGGCCTTCCTCTACAGCGAGCTGATCAAGCGTTCCGCAGCCGCAGGCATTCCTTTTCCCGCGCGGGCCGTGACGCCGATCGCCGACAAGCTGCTGCGCATCGAAAGCCTGCAGCCGCACATGGCCAACGGCCTGATTCGTCTGCATCCAAGTCAAACGACGCTGATCGACCAGCTGCGCCACTTCCCCAAGGCCGACCACGACGACGGGCCGGACGCCCTGCACATGCTGTGGGCGCTGGCCACCAGCGGCTTCGGCACGCCGGGCATCGCCAGCCGCCCGCGTCCGTCCCGCGTCAATCTCCAAGGCTACTGACATGCCGAAACTCTCCGACCACATCGCCGCCCGCGGGCGTTCCATCGATTTCACGGCGCTCGGCTTCTACCTGCCGAACCCGGACCCGATCCTGCGTGCCCGCGGCGGGCGCATCGAGCTGTACCGTGAGCTGCGCACCGACGCCCACGTCGGCGGCTGCATCCGGCGGCGCAAGTCGGCCGTCAAGGCGCTGGAATGGGGGCTGGACCGCGACCGCGCCAAGAGCCGCGTCAATCGCGAGATCGAAGCCATGTTCGCCGACCTCGATCTCGAGCGCCTGATCGGCGAGGCGATGGATGCCGTGCTCTACGGCTACCAGCCGATGGAAATCCTGTGGCAGAAGGCCGGCAGACTGATCGTGCCGGGTGAGGTGGTTGGCAAGCCGCCGGAGTGGTTTCACTTCGACGGTGACAACAACCTGCGCTTCAAGACCCGCGACAACCCCTTCCACGGCGAGGAAATTCCGCCGCGCAAGTTCCTGCTGCCGCGCCAGGACGCGACCTATCAGAACCCCTACGGCTTCGCCGACCTGTCGATGATCTTCTGGCCGATCGTTTTCAAGAAGGGCGGCGTCAAATTCTGGCTCAGCTTCACCGAGAAATTCGGCAGTGCGTTCTCGGTTGGCAAGCTGCCGCGCGGCGCTACGCCGGAAGAACGCGCCCAGCTGCTTGATAGCCTGGAAGCCTTGATCCAGGACGGCGTTGCCACCATTCCCGACGACGGCAGTGTCGAGCTGGTCGAGATGGCCGGCAAGAGCGCCAGCGCCGACCTTTACGAGCGCCTGGTGATGTATTGCCGCAGCGAGGTCAGCATCGCCTTGACTGGAACAAATCAGACGACCGAGGCCAACAGCAACAAGGCCAGCGCCAGTGCAGGGCTGGAGGTTGCCGACGATCTGCGCGATGGCGATGCGGAGATCGTCGCCGCCGCCGTCAATCAACTGATCCGCTGGATTGTCGAAATCAACTGGGGCGGCGCTGCCGCACCTGTCTTCAGCCTGTGGGACCAGGAGTCGCGCGACAAGCTGCAGGCCGAGCGCGACAAGTCGCTCAAGGAGGCGGGCGCCAACCTGACGCGGGCCTATTTCATTCGCTCATACAACCTGCAGGAAAGCGACATCGCCGACCCGGCGCCGGTGGTCGTTGCGCCGCCTCCGGCTGCGGTCGACTCCGCTAAACCGGCACAAACCGATACTGCTGCGCCGGTCGACTCGGCGCAACAGTTCGCCGAGCCAGTGGTTAAGCAATCCTTGACAGTTGACCCGACCGCTGCCGATGCCGAGCGCCTGACCACTGCTGCCCAGCCGGAAGTCGACGCCATGATCGCCACCATCTCCGGCCTGGTCGATGCCGCGCCCGACATGCAGGCCTTGCAGGACAGCCTGCTCGCCGCCTTCGGCGACCTCGATACGGCCGAACTCACCCGCCTGATGGCCGCCGGCTTCGCCTTGGCGCAGCTCAAAGGCATTGCCGCCGTGCGCGGCGAGGTGGGCGGCCGCCCGCTAGGCTTTGCCGAGCCGGCGCCGTCACCGACACCGCCGCAGCCGATCACCGTACAGGTAATCCCGCAGATCACCATCACCAACCAGCTGCCCAAGCAGGCTGCGCCGCAAGTCAGCGTGCAGCCGGCCGAGGTGGTGGTGCATAACACCGTCCAGGTGCCGGAACAGCCGGCCCCGGTCGTTACTGTGACCGCCGAGGTAACGCCCCCGGCCGTGCAAATCACCAACGAAGTCCAGCCCGCTGCCGTGCAAGTGAATTTGCCACCGCGCAAGACCGAAACCGCCGTCGTGCGCGACGGCCAGGGCAACATCGTCCGCGCTACTCAGATCGAAACCGACCTCAAACCAGGAGAATGACATGGCAGCAACCGTACAGATCGTCGAGAAAAACGGCGCCGGCGGCACCCAGACCGACAAGACCAGCGGGTCGATCCGCTTCAAGAACGCCGACAACAGCACCGTCGACAACCTGAACCCGATGGTCAAGCCGGGCGCCGGCGTCGACTACAGCTTCGAGAAATGGCTGCGGCTCAACGTCACCGGCGGCACCTACACCGAAATCGACAATATCAAGGCCTACATGGACGGCGCCAATGGACTCGGTACAGGCATCACGCTTTACGCCAAGGCCGTGACGTCCTACGCAACGCCGGCTGAAGCGACCGCGATCACCGGCTATACCGATGCCTTCACCTACACCAGCGGCTCGCCGCTCAGTCTCGGCGCCGGCCCCTACACCAGCACCGGCGAAAAGGGCGACCACCTGGTCATGATGCTGACCGTCGGCACCACGGCTTCGGGGGGCATCACGCCAAGCGAAACCTTGACCATCGCTTGGGATGAGATCTGATGTCGCAGATCCATGAAATCACGACTGATGAGCATGGCCACCGCCACGGCACGGACGGCGTGATGACCGTCACGCTGCGCGGCAGCGCCGGCCGCATGTTCAAGCGCCGTGCCGTCAAGGGAATCGGCAGTGCGCAGGCCGCTGAAACCTGCTGGCTGGTGACCGAGCTTGGCGGCGTGCGGGTGTATCAGGAAGGCAGCCACGTGATCGTCACCACCGAAGACATGAATCCATGAGGAATAGCACATGCTGACGCTCGAAGAAATCCGCGCTACCGGCCTGCCGCTCGACGACCACGGCGCCATTGCTGAGGCGATCAGCTCCGGTCGCACGCGCATTCAGTCGATGCCCATCGGGATCGGCACGGTACTCGCCGTCATGGCGCCAGTCGGTGGCGATTTTCTCAATGCCCTGGAGCAGATCGGTCAATCTGACGCCAATGTCAAATGGGCGCTCAAGATGATCGAACAAGGCACCTTCGATGTCGGGCATCCGGTCACGCGCGCCCAGCTTGAAGCGTTCAAGCAGGCCGCGCCAGAAATGTCGGACGGTATCGATGCCCTGCTGGCCGTCGCCGTCGTTCCCGACCCCGTTTCATCGCAGGATGTGACCAAGGCACTGGAAGGGGTTGAGCCATGAGCACCATTACTCAAGCACTCGGTACGCGCACCAATCTCGGCTCGCTCGGCACGCTGGCAACCGGCACCTATCTGGTGGTCGGTACGATCACGCACAACACCAACAAGCCGCTTGAGGTCGAAATTGAAGTATCGGCAACACCTGGAACCGTCTCAGGCAACAAGCAACTGGCGGTTTTCGCAAAACAGTCGCTGGACGGCACGAATTTCGGCAGTGGGCCCGAGTCCGGAACGACGACGACTGACGAGCCGAACCTGGCCTATCTCGGCGTGCTTCCGCTGAATACCAACTCTACATTGCAGCGCGGGGTTTTCCGACTGGCCGCGGCATTCGGAGGAACGCTCCCCTACGCTACAAAGATCATCGTTAAAAACGATTCAGGAGCCGCGTTGGCATCCGGTTCCGTTGAGTTCTCCGAAGTCACCACGACGGTTTCCTGATGAACCCGACAAGACAGCCCTGCGCACGGCAGCCGCAGTGGCCGTCGCCCGTCGATTGGTTGAACCCTTTGACCAAGGGGTTGATCGCCGCTATCAACCCGGCGATTCGATGCGACATGGTGACGGGAGCATCGCTGATTTTCAGCGGTGCCACGCTCGAAGCGCGCAAGGCCGGTCGTGCAGCGCTGTCGAATGGATCATCGACGTTTTCCTATGTCGATCTGCCCAGCAGAACCTACACGCAGGGAACTATTCTCGCAGTAACTGAGCCGTCCGCGCTCGCCATGAACACTGGCGTCGTGCAGATCGCATCTATGGCATCGTCGAATCCGATTGTGTCGATTCGAACCGGCAATACAACTTCCTCGTCAAAAATCCGCCTTTGGCTGCGCGGTGACGATGGCGGATCAGTCGGAGAAGGACGGGGCGACGGGGCGCTTGACGCCTTCGCTGTCGGTAAAACCAGCGTTGCCGCGATCACCTTTAAGGTTGGCGGTCGTTACTATGCCTTTGCCAACGGCGTCAAAGACACGAAATCCGAATCGGTTTCCTCGACGGCCTTCACGCTCAGTCGAGTAGCCATCGGCGCACTGTCCTTCGCTGGTGGTTCAGGTGACTTCTACAACGGTGCAACCTCACTCGTTCTATTCTTCGGCCGCGTTTTGACGGATGCGGAAATTGCCGCGCTGAGCGCTAACCCGTGGCGGATATTTCGCGGCCAAAGCCCGTTGCCGCTGGCTGCTACCCCAGTATCGCCGCAGCTTCTATCCCCGACCGGACAGCTTGCGGGAAGTACATGGATCGCCTCAAATGGCGGCGCCCTCTACACCTGCGTCGACGAGTCCGCGCCGGACGAAGCCGACTACACCTACACGACGACGCCCGGCGCCTGGGAAGAATTCACCTTCCCGAGCGGCGGCGCGGTCAGTGCCGCCGGCG